GCTGCTCGGCGCCCTGCGCGATGGCGACGACGAGCGCGCTGCGGCACTGCGCGCGCAGCTGCGCCCACTGCAATACCGGGCCTGGGCGGATGTGATCCACAACGTGATCACCACCGTGGGTGCGAACGACCTGCTCGACAAGTACCTCAAAGGCAGCGCCTACACCCAGACCATCCGCATGGGCCTCAAGGGCACCGGCACCGCGGTGATTGGCGACACCCAGGCTTCACATGCCGGCTGGCTTGAGCAAGGCCTGGCCAACGCGCCCACCTACACCGGCAACCGCCCGAGCATCACGATGGGCAGTGCCTCGGCCAAGAGTTCAGTTAGCCCGGCGCAAGCCTTCGCGATCACCAGCACCGGCACTGTGTTCGGCTGCTTCATCAACAACGGCGGTTCGGCCACCAAAGACGACACCACCGGCATTCTGTTCAGCGCGGGCGACTTTTCAGGCGGCAGCAAGGCTGTGGTCAACCTCGACACGCTGAACGTGACCTACACGCTCAACGCCTGACCCGCCCGGCCGTTTTCGCATCATGCTGCTGCTGACCGGCACCGCCCACCTCATCCGCGTCGTCACTGGCGCGGCGGGCGCGTCCATTGAATGCCACGCATCGTGGATGGACAACGCTTCCGGCACGATCACTGCCGGCAGCACCAACACGCCCGCGATCACAACCGCTACGACGACGACGGTGGTCGGCTCGCCGGGTGCATCGACGCAACGCAACGTCAAGCACCTGAACATCACCAACGCACACGCCACCGTGGCGACGCAGGTGACGGTCGAGCACTTTGATGGCACGAACGCGACCGACCTGATGGGCGTTACGTTGTTGCCGGGCGAAAACCTTGTGCTTGACGCAGCAGGGCAGTGGTCGCACCGGGACGCGCAGGGAGCGTTTTACAACTACGCCGGCCCGCCTGTCGCGAACCTCGGCATCACCGGCACGCTCGCCGAGACGATGCCGCGTGAAACGTGCCCGGAAGTCAACAGCACGATTCCGACCGCCTCGGGCACGCTGTGGCTGCAAGCGATCTACCTCAAGGCTGGTCAGCTTGTCAGCAACATCATTCTGTCCAGCGCGACGACGGCAGCAGGTACCCCGACAAATGCACGTGCTGGCCTGTTCGATCTGGCGACGCGTGCGCTGTTGGCCGAAACCGCAAACCAGACCACGACGGCCTGGGCCGCAAACACAGTCAAGACGCTGGCGCTCACCACGCCCTACCGCGTGCCCACGTCCGGCCTGTACTACATCGGTTTCTACATGACGGCCACCACCGTGATCACCATGAAGGGTGGCACGGCGAAGACGGGCGCGCAGCTCGCCGGTACCGCTCCGATTCTTGGCGGGGCATCGAGCACGGGCCTCACGACGGCGAACCCGAACCCCGCCGCCGCGATCACCGCCAGCACCGCGAGCCTGTACGCTGCGGTGAGTTGACGAGGGGCCGCGCATGACGTGGTCAGTCGTCAACAACAAGCACGGCTGGTTCCCCTCGGGGGGAAGCTGGAACAACGGCGACACGACCGGCACCACGACGATGAGCCTGTCGGTCACGGGGGTGACTGCCGGCTCGACGCTCGTGCTCGTGCTGTGGGACTACGTGGGCGGAGGCGGCGCGAACTACGGCACGCCCGCCGACAGCAACGGAACGATGGTGGCGCAAAGCACGTTGGTGGCGAACACCAACGTGATGTCGCAACTGAAAATCTGGACGCAGCAAAACGCAGCGGCCGGAACGCACACCATCACGCTGGCAAACCCGAGCGGTTTTGCCGACGGTGAATGCTTCTTCGCGGAGTTCAAGAACACCGACGGCACGCCGAGCGGCATTTTCGGCAACGCCCAGCTCGACTCGTGGAACAACACATTCCAGACCAGCGGCGCGGTGCAGATCGCCACCGCCCCCGTCGCTGGCGATGCGTTGATCTATGTCTGCATGATGGAAGAGTCGACGACGGGCGACGCGACCCTCAACTTCACCGACCCACCTTCGGGCTTCACGTCGCTCGGAGTCGTGCAGGACTCGACGTTGCGCATAGGCGGGGAGTGGTGCTGGAAGGTTGCGCCAGACACGACGCGACCGACGGTGACGTGGACGTGGGACAACAACCCCGGGCAAACGAACCTCGTGCAGGCGGTGGTGATAGGCCTGACCGCCCCGTCGCCACCACCACCTCTGCCAGCCACGCTCGGGCAGTTCGACCCCCACATGCGCTTGGCCGCCTGGTTCTGACCCGCACCACCAGGGCTTGACATGAGCGCCATCTATGACGCCGATGGCCTGATCCTCGCCGGCTGGTGGGATGAAGACCTCATTGCCTTCGCATCGGGCAGCACGCTTGCAGGCTCGGTTGCAGAAACGCTGGCACTGGCTGACAGCGCGGCTGCGAACTACAGCACCGCTGGGGCCCGGGCCGAGAGTCTGGCGCTGGCCGATGCGCAACTCGGCAACTACAGCACCGCCGGGGCCCGAGCCGAAGGCCTGGTGCTGGCCGATGCGCAGCTCGCCAACTACAGCACCACCGGCGCGCTGGCCGAAACGCTGGCACTTGCAGACACCCAGACCGGTGGTTTGCTCGTTACCGGCGCCGTCAGCGAGACGCTCGCCACCGCCGACAGTCAAAGCGCCACGCTGACGGTCGCGGGCGCGCAAAGCGAAACGCTGGCACTGGCTGACAGCGCGGCTGCGAACTACAGCACCGCCGGGGCCCGAGCCGAGAGCCTGGCGCTGGCCGATGCGCAGCTCGGCAACTACAGCACCCCCGGCGCGCTGGCAGACACGCTCGCGCTTGCAGACAGCCAGGCCAGCACGCTCACGGTAGCCGGCGCGGCCAGCGAGACACTGGCGCTCAGCGACGCGCAGAATAGCGTCATTGCCATCAGCGCCGCAGTCGCTGAAACCCTCGCGCTGGCCGACAGTCAAGCCGGCACCCTCACGGTGGTGGGCGCCGCCGCCGAGAGCCTGGCGCTGGCCGATGCGCAGCTCAGCAACTACAGCACCAACGGCGCGCTGGCAGAAACGCTGGCGCTCGCAGACAGCCAGACCGGGTTGCTCGCCGGGCTGAACGGTGACGTCGCCGAAACCCTCGCGCTCAGTGATGTCGAAACCTCGACCCTGAGCACCACGGCAGCCCGCGCCGAAACACTGGCGCTGGCCGATGCGCCGGCCGCCACGCTCACGGTGGCCGGCACGCAGGCCGACACCCTGGCGCTGGCCGACAGCCAGGCCGGCGTGATCGCCATCAGCACCGCGCACGCCGAAAGCCTGGCGCTGGCCGACAGCCAGATTGGCCTGCGCAGCACGGTGGGCGACCGGCCTGAGAGCCTGGCGCTGGCTGATGGGCAGACCGCCACGTTTTCGGCGGGGGTGGCGGCGAACGAAACGCTGGCGCTGGCAGACGTTTGCACAGGCAACGTGGTCAGTCTGGTGGCGCCGCCCGCGCCCGGCAACCGGCAGCAACTGAATGTGCCGGGCGATGCACGCAACAACCTCGCGCAGGCCGGGCGCAGCAATGCGGCCACGCCAGGCCGATCGAATGGGGTGCTGCCCCGGCGCAGCAACGCCGGCAGCGGCGGCCGACGAAACTGAGAAAAGGCAGCCCGTGGGGTTGAAACTGAAATGGGTTTGAAACTGATCACCGCGCCCAGCGTCGAGCCGCTCACGCTGGCCGACGCCAAGCTGCACCTGCGCGTCGACGGCACCGACGAAGACACGCTCATCACCGCGCTCATCGCCGCGGCGCGCCAGTACGCCGAACACACCACCGAACGCTCGCTGATCACGCAGACGTGGGAACTGGCGATCGACGCCTTCCCGGCCGCCGAAATTCAACTGCCCAAGCCGCGCGCGCTGACGATCGTGTCAGTCAAGTACGACGACGTGAACGCGGTCGAGCAAACCCTGGCCGGCGCGGCCTACACGCTCGACGCCTACTCCGAACCCGCGTGGCTGCTGCCCGCTTACAACACCACCTGGCCTGGCACGCTCAGCGCCGCCAACGCGGTGCGGGTGCGCTACACCGCCGGGTATGGGCCGGCCGCCGCCGACGTGCCCGAGGGCCTCAAGCGCTGGATGTTGCTGCGCGTTGGCAGCCTGTACGCCATGCGTGAAGAGGTGGTGCCCGGCCGTGCGCTGCAGCCCCAGTTCGTCGACCGGCTGCTCGACCCGTACCGCGTCTGGAGCATGTAAGGCATGGACGCAGGCCGGCTGACCACGCGTGTTCGCATCGAGCAGAAGAGTGTCACGCGCGACCCCAACTACGGCAGCGAGGTCGTGAGCTGGGTGACGCTGGCCACCGTGTGGGCCGAGGCGGAAGACGTGCTCGAGGTGGCCACCCACGGCGGCGAGGCCACGGCGCAACAACTGCGCGTGCTCACTCGCCCGACCAAGGTGTGCATGCGGTATCGCGGCGACGTGACCAGCGCCATGCGAATCTTCATGATCGCGCGCAGCCGCACGCTGCAGATCGTCAGCGTGGCCGAAACCGGGCGGCGCGACGGGCTTGAACTGATGTGCGAGGAATACAGCAGTGGCTGAAATCAGTGTCACCGGCCTGGCCGAGCTGCAGAAGATCCTCGACCAGTTGCCCGCGAAGATGGAAGCCAACGTGCTGCGCGGCGCATTGCGCGCTGGCGCCAAGGTGCAGCTGGCGGCGGCCAAGGCCCAGGTGCCGGTGAAAAGCGGCGCCCTGCGCGACTCGCTCAAGATCAGCACCCGCACCCGGCGCGGCACCGTCAAGGCGGTGCTCAGTGCCGGCGCGAAGAACAAGAAAACCGGCGGCGATGCGTTCTACGCCCGCTTCGTCGAATTCGGCACCGCGCAGCATTTCATCAAACCCAAGAAGGCCAAGAGCC